CCGAGTAGATACTTGTAGTACCACCAACTCCTGCCATCGTAGACATTCCGTCCGCTATCTTGTTTGTATAGTTAGCCTCAAACCTAGGAAATCTTAGGCTAGCGCTAAGCGGGCCCGACGTAAGATTGCCTTTGTGGTTAAAGGTACCAGTAACATTACCAAGAGCATCTGATAATACATTCTTACCTTGGTGCAGATTGAAAATGTACGAATATTCCAAAACCGCTTCTTCGTACGCCGCATAAACATTGGCGGGGGTAAGCTCAATATCAACGACATCGCCGCCTAATTTTTTATAAACATAGGCAACTTGGTCAGAAGCGCCACTTAAAAATGCAACTGAACCCGTGTAAATTCCAAATGGTAACGAGTTGGAAACAGAGCCGGCCGAACCGGTTGATGTCAGTACTATAGCACTTGTTTCTGATTTTGGGCTTAGGTTTCTTGGCACGCACAGACCCTCCTACTAGGTAAATAGTTGATCATAACCAAAGATAAACACTTATATAAGATATTTACGAAGTCTTCTTAGTTGTTTTCTTTTTTGCAGCCTTACTTGGCGCTGCAGCTTTTTTTACTGGCGCCTTTTTCGCAGGTGTGGCTTTCAAAGTCGGGGCCGGGGCGACTTTTGGCTTTTCAACTGTTTTTGGTGCTACTTTCGGAGCTGGTTCTTCTGAAACCTTAGCAGTTTCTACAACTGGCTTGTTAACTGTTGGAGCATCCTCAACCTTGGTTTTAACTGTTTCAGCTATTGGAGTTTTTGTGATTTCCTCTTCTGCTTTGACAATTGCTTCGCGACGAGCTTTAGCTCTATTTTTAAACATCAATCTTTTACGTGGGTTCATAACATTTCCTTTTCTTTAAAACCTGTGCTAATAAATAGTCAGGAATTACCAAAAAAGAAAATCTGGAAAAATAGGCGCCGAAATTTTTTGGCGGATCAGCGTTTTTAAAAAGAAAAACCCCCTCAAAAAGAGGGGGCAAAACATAAAAGATATATTTTAATGCTAATCAGCTAGCAGCAGTGTCAGCAAACAAGCAGTCGCTGGCATCTACGGCCCAACCGGTTGCATGCATAAAAGTTCCGTCCGAATGAATTTCAATTCTAACACCACTTTGTGCGGTAGTTTTCGCGTTAATGAAGTCGTTGGATGTTCCATTGGCGAATGAGTTGCCATCGCCGTCGTTACACCAAATACAGCCATCAAAGAATTCTCCAGATTTAGTACCGATGTTGACAATGTTGTCCATTGTTCCGCCATCATTTTCAGTCAAAATGATTGTACAAAACCAACCCGCGCCAACATCTTCGGCACCTGGCAGCTGAATCAGTGTAGTTGCAGCAGGATTAACGTGCAAAATTGCTCCGTTGTCTGCTTCTGTCATAGTATAGTCGGCAGTTTTTGATAAATGTACACGGCCAAGTCGTGCATTGCTACCTCCCATTTTTAACTCTCTTTTTAGTCCCTCTAAAAGCGCTTGGGTTCTCGCCAAGCCTATTCTTTTACTTCCCATGTTTAAAACCCTCCATTTGTAATCATGTCAAAAACATTATGGTAAACCTTTCGGTTCGCGTATAAGTAGTCTCAACATAAAAGAAGACCCCCACCTTTCTCAAGGTGGGGGCATTCTGTGTTGTGTTACTCTTGGTTTTACACCAGATATAAGCTAAAAGCTTATATATCAGCCTCCAGACTCACCCAACAATCCGCGACAAATCACGAGTCCGTACATATCTGGACGAACCATCTTCTTCGCATAACGAGTCATCACGCCCTTGCGAGGCACGAAGTCTTCTGGTCCGAAGATTGTAGGTGTGGTTTGCAGTGGCACGTATGGTGCGTACACGTATCCGCTTTCAAGGAAAGAAGATCCGCGACGGCCGACGAGGACCACGTTGCGGAGGAAGTAAGGATCAACGATAACGTCGAACTTCTTGCTCAGCGAACCAACATTAACAGCACCAATCGTACCAGTCTCTGCATCAGCGGTAACATTAGCACGGAATCCAGCAGTGAACTCAAGGATGTTAGCAACTTCAGGTCCTACGACTACGAAGTTAGCTCCACCACGCAGAGTCTTGCGATGGATTTGTGCAGAGACATCGTTGATAGTTTCAACAAGGGTCTCGTACCACTCAGATACAGTACCAGTGAAATCAGGAGCAGCAGAGCTAGCGCCGACTTCAACACCGTTGGTCTTGTCTAAGAAAAGACCGGGTGAGCGCGACCAGTAGTAGGTTGCAGCGGTTGCACCGTTCACAAGGTCAGCAACGATCTCACGATCAATCTCAAGAGCAATTTGCTCAGAGAGAATGCTGGTCAACTCAACCTCAGCGTCAAGGTTGTGGTAGGCGTTAAGGTCTTGACCTAACTCCGGAGTCCACTTAGCCTTGAGCTTCTTCGTTTGAGCGGTAACAGCAATGCTGTCGACCTTGATGTCGATCTCAGGAATGTCTGCTTGACCTTCAAGTCCCCAAACAACCTGACCTTGAATAGAACCAATAGCATTGTCACCATTAGCAAAATCGTCAGTCTGTGGGAACTCCCAAGTACAAGAGGCAGTCATAGCAAAACCAGCTAATTGAGCACCACCAGCATCAGTACCAGAGCCGACACCGAGAGTGGTTCTAATTTCATCAGGTCTCGATGCTGCAATAACACCGGGTGCCGATGCGGTTGTACCAACGAATGTCAGAAGCATCATGTCAGCCGCGGTTGTAGAGTCCAAGGCAAGTCCAAGCTGATCAGCAATTCCAGCTGGAACAGGACGAGTCAAACGACGCACCAAACGAGCACCGGGACCAACAAGACGAAGGCCGCCACCTGCAACCATGAGTTCAGCATTAACACCAGCCGTCGCCGACGATGTAATTGCAGACAAGTTTTCTTGATCAAGTTGATCAAGAGCAGATGCCGAAATAGCAATAACACTGTACGCATGGGTAGCGAGTGCTCTGGTCTTTTGGGTAAGAGCCAGAAGGTCTGGATCATACTCGATGAGTTTACGGTCAAGGTTAGTCATACTATCATGGATAGCAGCACCAGTAACGAAAACAGCCGCGACAGACGCGTCCGAGCCACTTGGAGAACCATACGAGTAACCGCGTGCTGATGCACGAGGACCGCTAAGGTCACCACCACGGACGTCAACCAAGTCAACACCACCGGTGATTTGAGCACCGACACGGTTGGTACCGTAGATAGACTTGCCAGCGAGGTTACCAAGCTTACCAGCTTGAGTGGAATCTCCACCAAGATCTCCCGAGAACGTAAAGTCCAGGAAGAAAATGAGTCCACTTGGGAGGCTCATAGGTTGTACAGAAACAAGATCGTTTGCGATCAAGCCTGCGAAAACACGACGAACAATGGGGAATGCGACAGCAGCAAAGCCCTGTACATCACCTGCGTTCATAGCGGTTGCTTCGCGAAGAAGCTCTTTAGCCTGGTTCTCAAGGAGGCGAGCCATGCCATTACGGCTTTTGTCGTCCTCAAGTCCTTCTAAAAGTCCGGTCTTTTCCCACTTTGACAGTAGGGCGTGACCTTCAGCACGCATATCACGATTAACCATACCTTCGGTTAATCTTTCAATAATACCAGCCATTTTTAATATCTCCTTATAATTTTAATTAATACCTGCTAGTTTCTTCATTCTATCAGCAATAGGATCGGCTTTTTTAGCCTCACTATAGTTGCTAGCACGAAGAATGGAAGAACGACGGTTGATAGTTTCGCTCAGTGATTGCGGACCACGTTTAGGTGTGGACTCCACTGTGCTTTGAAGTGTTTCAAATATTGTCTTTGCTTCCGGAACAGAACCAGCTTTAGAAATCGCTTCGGCAACTTTTTGTTTTTGCCGCTCATTTAGGGAGGTATTTCTCAACACACGGTTCGTGTATAACAAACGAGCATTAGAAAGATTAACGTCAGTGACGCTTTCTTTTAATTGCTCAACTACGTTTTCGTAGTTTTGAAGCTTCTCTTTGAGTTGGTTATTTTCAAAAACCAATTCTTCTTGAGCTTGTTTCAAATCTTCTAACTCAGTCTGGGGATCGGTGTCCGTTCTATCGGCCATTCCACGACCCAAGTGAGTCTCTTGTTCTAATCCTGTAGATCTACGGGATGCGAGTGCTTTTTCCATCTCGTACATCTTGTCTTCGGCTCTGCGGCCGGCCCAACCTGAAAGGTCAGCGCCCATATCGACGGTAAGCTTTTCCATAATAGCATCGATAAGCTCGTCAGCATCATAAGATTCACCAAAACCTTGAGGGCCACCTGCTGTTGGCTGTGGATAACTACGTGCCATTTTTTTGTCTTTAGCTACCGTGGGCGAATCTTTGGTGTAGAAGCACTTGGGATCATTGGGATTGCGCCTGCAAAACTCGCGATCATTAGCTGCATTCATATATCCCCGGGGATCCTTTGCGACCTTCCGTGGCGCTCTTGGATCTTTTCTTGGCGCTTCTTCTTCTTCT